CTTCGCTGTTAAGCAGGCGCTTCAAAGGTGCTGTACCTTTGTGTGCAACAGATGGCAACAGGGTTAGGATCCGTGCTTTGCTACACGGTGTGCCCGCACTCGGCCTAAGCCAAGAATCTACGGACTTTCAGGGGGTCTTCCCTGCCTGTATCCAGAACGCCGGGTGACCCCGGCTAATCAGTTTTACGTCAGCAAACAGGTTTCCAAGCCTGTTGAGGACGGTGAAGGGTTAAGATCCGTATTTCACCCTACGGTTTGCGCGCAAGCGCGCTTTCAGAAAACTCTGGAAGAGTATTCTGCCCCTATCTCAGGAGGCGGGCTGACAGGGGCCCGCCATTCCCTTTGCCACTGACGGTCACATCAAGGCCGTTGTCGAGGCAGCCGTCGCGATTTCTCGCGCCAGCATCCCACCAGCGACTTCGAGAGATCCCATGACGAGACGCTCTGCGACGTTGCCTATTTTGCTGCTCAGCCTATCGATGAAGCCAGGCTCTCCAGTTGGAGGCGGCTCACTCAAGAAGGCATGGGCAACATGTCGGCTCGGACAAGGAGCAGTTGTTGAAAGGGCACCGAGAGGGTGACCCAACTGCCCACTGTCAGCATTCGCCGCGAGTTCGCAGACCATCACACACTGGACACGGTAGACTTGCGAAGCAGTGGCACCTTGGATGACAACATAGGCTGGGCGAAGCCCGTTGTGGACAAGCCCAGAAGAGTCTGCAGAGTCTTTCCAAATGCGATAGCCAACCTTGGTGGAAGGCGTCAAGAAGCCCTGAAGGGGCCTCGTTCGCGAGATGGTATACACTCGGGACCTAGGGTAGGACCCAATGGCTGCCAAACTGCTGGTCAAGATTTGCTGGCCTCCAACAGAGTCAGCACCCTGATCGTGCACGTCACTGCCATGATAGACCGTGTACGTGCCAGCTTCATTGAGGGCTGTGCCCTCGTAGAAGATGCGGAAGCCCACAGCCACGGGACGCCACGCAACGTAGTACGGTGCTAGTGGGTATCCAGGCTCGCCTGGGCTCCAGGAGGGGCTGGCTAAGTTGGTGGTACTAAAGACCAAAGGACCATTAGACGAGGCATTGGAGAGGCCTGTGCAAATGGCTAAAGCCAAAGTACCGGTTCCACTGGACGTGAATGCGGATGTCGACGACTGGGTAAAGACCATCCGTGGACGCCACGAACCAAGAGGGTGGGACGACACATAACGGAAGGGGTTGATGAGACAGCGAACCCAAGTGGACTCGGCCTTGGTCTGGCCGCCATCAGTTGTGGGGGTCTTACGCTGTCGGAGGATCCCGACAGCCGAGTTCTTGGGGTCTGGCTTTCTGCCTCCTCTTCCTCGACGCTTTCGACGCACCTGAGGAGGTTGCTTGCGAGGCATCGTAGGATTCCGCCGACTTCCGTTGCTCTTCTTTTGAACTTTGCACTTCCGCTTCGAGCTTGTCGATGATCTCCTCAGCAGAGAAGGCAGTGCCAAGCTCAACTTGTTCTCCGTCATCAAAGCGGTGGCCAATGAGGGCAGCCGAGACACCTGCTTTGGCCAGCTGGTAAGTCTCAGTGCCAATCAAGTGCTCTGAAAAGAGCGACAAGAGGCAATTCTGCCACCTGGTCAACTCTGCGGCCTTGTCGTAGCGCTGCGTCGAGCTGCAAAACTCTCCGTTGCCCAACTCGTAGGCTACGTCGAATTTTTCGGTGATGCCGATGCGGTTGAGGCACTTGTCAGCTTCGGCTTTGCTCAGCTTGAAGCTTCGCAAGATGTCGTCGGACATGGAGAGCCACGTTCCGTCCTTCACCTGGTAGAAGGTGATCAACTCAACTTGGACGACTCCCGCACACATAATGTTGCTGGAAGAAGTCAGAAGCGACCCAGAGGGATTGCCTCCGTACGCTCCAGGGAGCTGAATGTACTTCCGGGTGGAGGTGTAGAACACCTTGCGAGAGCGGATGATGGCCAACTTCTCGAGGATTCCATTGTCTGCCCCATGGCAATTGCGGGATGCAACCCTGAAGGCTGCCCGTTGCAGCCCCTCTGAGCAAGAGGAGTCGAATTGTTGCATGTCGACTGAGCGGATTGGCTCGTCGTCCTTCCCGTTCTTGTCAAAGAACTTCGCAATGAAGTCCAGGAGTTCTGGTCCCTTCTCTGGTGAGGAGGGGAAACCTGCCATGCCGTTGCTGACCTTGTACTTCGTCGATTCCAACAAGTCTTGGCAGAAGAACCTTTCCACGAGATTCATCTCAATGGTCTGGGTCCAAATGCACCTCGAACGGTCGCCAACAAGAGTCGCACCGTCAACTGTTGAACAGGTTTGCTTCTTGAGTTTCAGCTTGTCATGGAGCTCATTCTTCGTGATGACGAAGTAAGCGCCCCACATGTTGTCCGCGATTGTTTCTGGTTCCATCTCTTTCAAGAGGCCCATGGGAACTTTCGCGATGTTGCGAATCATCTTGAGGCACCTGTCCAAAACCACATCCACTCCAACCTTCTTGACCCATTGCTCGTGCGTGCTGCTGCCGTGAAGCTTGTGCACGCCTGCAGAGCGAGACGTGTCAACGAGGCTCGAGTTGAGAATGCCCAAAAGGGCCTTGAGGATGTCGTCATCAGTCATGAGCGACACATTTGGGAAACGGAATCCACAGCGTTTGAATGCTGGGTGTTCCCAAAGCTGGTCGGCCAGTTCGCTGATCCTTTCTTCGCTCAAATCTGGAACTTCCTTCAGGACTCCGACTTGGCCGATGAGGCTGTCGTCAGCTGCGATGTTGGCAGGGTAGTCAACGTCAGTATGTCCCAGTCTTCGTGCGACGTGGTCGTTGCGCATCCCACGCTGGCCACTAGGGACTGGCTTGGGGAGCAACTCGGTACACCGATACACAGCTTGCCCAGAGGGGTTGCAGAGTTCCTGCCCTGGGGCCGCAAGTTTCGCTTTCGTCTCAATCCCGACTATGGGGCTCAAAGGCGTGATGTCGAGAGACTCAAGTCGAGCCTTCATGGACACGCCATCTGGAAGCACCACGGGGGTTGTGCGGGCAGCGGAGTAAGACTCCAAAGGCCCGAACTTACGCCTCGCGGCTCGTGCGATTTCGCGGTCCGCTCCAAACTCAACCACGCGGTCCGAAGGCTCAAGAGCATCAGTCCACTCAGGTCGAATTGGAACGAAGTCGTCTTCTCCCTCAAGGTCAGCCCAAGCGGGGCCAACGAATTGGAAGCGGGCTTGATCACGTTCTTCTTCACGGCCAATCTGCTCGATGTAGGCCGCGACGTTGCTGTCGTAAGGCCTGTTGTAGAGGCTTTCCTTGATGACCTTGTAAGTAGTGCCTACGATCTTGGCGTACGAGTAACGACTCGGCTTTGACCGCACGATGGCACATGGAATGGCCACGTTGAGCTTGTCAGTGGCGTTGGCCAAATGGCAGGCGACGAACTTGCCGCTGGAGGAGAAAAGAGGCATCCCTGAGGAGCCGAATCCACCTCCCTCGAAGTTAACAGTGGACGCTGAACAAGCGACGGCGCAGTCGCCAATCAGCTCGGTGACGCCCACTGAAGCTGCAATTCCGAAGCCCACCGAAGGAATACCAGTGAGCATGTAGGCCGTGACGTTTGTCGAAACCCCGTCGCTCCTGAAAGGAAGGTCCTTGATCTTCACTGCGCACTTTCTCAGGCTGTTGATTATGTGCAGTGCATTCCAATTGGCTCGCATCTTGTCGAGACCCATCGTGAATGCGACCAGGTCAACTGTGCTTTCAGGGAGCTTGTCCGCGTTCTGCAACGCTGTCCAGAGAGCTGGGAAGTCAGAAAGCGGGGCCGTAGTTCTGTTGTAACCGTCACGAGTCTGCTCAAGTGTCATGATATGCGGCTCGAAGGAGGAGACGACAGATCTCACGACATGCCTAGGCACGGTGAAGTATCCATCATTCGTGAACTGGCCATAGCCGATGGCTTTAGGCACAGTTTGTCCTTCGTCACGCTCATGAGTCACAAAGACCATGATTCCCGTAGGGAGAATGGCCTCAGCAGGCATCATAATGATCGGCGCCTGCGTGGCGGATTCGGGCTTGAGAACGGCGCGCAGTGCGTCTTTGACGTCGATGAGTTCGTCTTGAGGACGCTTACTGCGTCGCCACACCTCATTGATGAACGCCGCGCGTGGCACGTTGAAGAGATGTGCCGTCTTCGGTCTTGGCATGGAACACCACAGCATCAACCTGGTCCAGACGGAGAGAACGAATTGGCAGACCTGGAAGATAATAAGGAAGCAAGTCACCTTGATCAAGTCAAGGTCGTGAAAGCTCGGAAAGATGATGTACTTCTTGAGAGTTTCCGTCACCCATTCGTCGCTACCTGCCCCCACAGGATCCCAAATGATGAGAGCTCGCTCCAGGGTGCTATTTTCAGGTGGAGAACTAGTCTCCATCGGAAAGAAAGCCCCAGTGGGGATGTCGTACTTCTCGAGAGTTTCCAACACCCGTTTGAGAGCAGAACCGTACGATCCAATCGAGC